ACGAGTTCGCAGTTCTTAGCAGCCTGCAAAAATCGCTCCGTGTCCCACTTAGACTTGCAACCAGCGCCAGCGAAGCTTTCAGGATGCTCCACGAAGCATTTCACAATGAGTTTGAATTCCTCAGCCTGCGCCGCGTGCAGCCGCTTATGCACGGAATTCATGATCTTCACGGCCTGGTCAATTAATGCCAGCGTCGTGCCCACGGGGGCTTCGGCGCGGCCTTCGCCTACTTGCAATTCCGACGTGCCGCCAACGCGCTGCCCGGTCTGCACCATGTCCTGTACCAAAGCCATCATAGGCGCCATGTGAGCTGTCTCGTACGGCAGCGGCATGGCAAATTGCCCGATCGGCATGCCCGCAGTGTCGATCTGAGCACTCCCACCTGGGGGAATTCGAAAAATATTCGTATTCTGGCGCGTGCCTGACTTTGCGGTTAAAAATCCTGGGAAATTCGCATACATGCCGTTATCGAGCATCTCGCGCCAGGCGGCCGTCACCGCATTGGTGGTGTTGCCGAGAATGTGCAGCAGGCCGATGTCATAGAAGCCTAAACCAGGGACGAAGGTGTACTTAACGTAGCGCGTGCGCGCAGTCGGCAGTATCTGATCGTCTTCATCGAAATTGCGGCTAACCGCCAGCACTTCGCGCGTTGAGACATCAATCGTCACGACGTACGGAATCTCGAGCCCCGAATCCTTGCCCTTGTGCTGATGCTCAAGCCCTGGAATGTTCAATTCGCAGCAAATCTCGTAGATTTCCCGATCCCGGTCATCCTGCCGGTAGTTATTAACCGTCAATCCTTGTTGGGACTTTTTTTCCTCTTCCAGCGCATCTTCCTTGCGCGGCAGCGGATCCGATAGCGGAATATCCTTGTAGACGCCGAGGATCTGCATGCGCCGAACTTCGGATTTTCGAAGGTACGTGCGATGCGTGACGCGCCGGGCGTTGGATAAGCTGATCGCCGATTGATTGACGATGATGTCTTCCGCATCGACCGAAATAGACACCGGGCGACTCTTGATCGGGCAAAAGTAAACCTTTTTGAACGTCGTACCGCCAAAGCCGAGCATCAACAGCATCCGATCCGTATCGGGGTAATACTCCGTCGCGCGCGCGGTCAAGTAATGATTCATGTCGCGCTCGTAATCGTTCGCGAGTTCATCCTCGGCGAGCACGGCATTGTTATCGTCGTTTCGAATCTTGACAGGCCCATCAGTGGGGAGTAGTTCTGAGCGTGCGTTGGCCTGAAAACGTAGCACCGCTTCTAAAAGGAGGGGGTGCCTGACCTTTGACATCCCCTCGACCGGCGCGCCATCGGATGCGCCTTGGACGTTGGGGAGTTCGATTTTAAGGCCCAGAAGCTTGATGCCTAGGGCGCGGTCGTCGACCCATTCGATCCGGGACTGAAGATCTTCGTCGACGGCGCGCAGCAAGTCCTCTGCTATGCCGCTGAGCGTGCCGGAATCGATCTCATCGACTAAATTGCGAAACCAACCCTTGTTATCGTCATTGGCGGCCGCTGTTGAGAGCGGCTTACCGTCCAGGCTGACCGATACTGACCCGTCGCCGTGCGTGATTTTTAAGATATTGCCCTTCGTGTCGAAGTCCGGCACGTCGGCGGATTCGGGGGCGAGTTCAACGGTGATGTCCGGCGGGAGCGGCGCGCCGTCGTCGCCTGTTAAGCGGAGATTGGCGTTGCCTAGGCCGGGAGCGGCGCTCACCTGCGGCACTCTGCGCCAGTCAGAATGCGCACGCCTTCATCTGGGAGTTTTAAGCGTTTTTTGACTATTCTTTGTTGCGCCTCAATTTCCAATTCTGTCGGATTCACTGGGATGCCAAGCTTCGGCAATTTACCGTTCTCATCCAACCAAAACACTACGTTCTGATCGGAGCATCCACCATTGTGATAGTGGCCTGTGCAGCCGCAGCCGCTCATAGCAGTTTTAGTATCGACTTCGGATGCAACATGTCCTTCTCGAACTGGAGAATCGCTTTCATCGCGGCTTCGTCGTCGCTTTTACCATACATATCATACACTCGGGTAGTGGCATGAGGCGGAATCCCGACCACGGTCACTCGAAATAGGTAGGGGCGCATCACCTTTGATATCAGTTCGACCGTGGCGTTGCAGAGTACGCGGCAGGCATTACCGGTAATTATTGGCGATTTGTGGCCGTTTAGCATGGCTAGACAGGATACAGGGGTTCTTCGCGACCGCGGTAGCGTTGTAGTTCCGCCAGATCGGCGGCGCGCTCCGGAGCCCTCGATATCAATCCATTGTCTCGCAAGTGCCGCATAGCTTGGGAGACGGTATCAGTAAGGTCATCAAATTTCGCATACGGAAACTGTGCTACCTGAGTTATCACCATGTCGGCCCACTTTCGATCGGGCGCAAAGACCAGTCCTTCGGCGAAGAGATGCTGAATCGAAAAGAGTCGCGACAGTTTGTCCTGACTCTTCGGATCGAACAGTTGCACGCCGAATTTCTCATTTGCGTATAGGCGGCGAATTTCTTGCGCGACCGAGTGCCCAGCGGCTTTCGCCTCGATCAGCAGCAAATCGACTTTCAAATCCGTGCAACTCTTGGCAACTTTCTCAACGAGCTTGTGTAACTCCAATCGATCCTGCCATCCCATCATGAGCATGACTTTCGGCGCGCCCTCGTTGTACGTGCGTCCGGTTTCAAGCGGTCGGCCGGTCTCTCTGTCGATGACTCGATTAGCGTGCGCGGTCGTATCAGCGGAAAACACTCCCCAAATGGTGAGCGCCGAGTAATCATTACTGGCCTTCTCAGTGTAGGCCGTGTCGAGGCTGGCTAATACGTAGTCCATGGGCGGGAAGGTGTCGCGCTCCCACAGTTTCCAGTAATCCCGCGGGATGATGCCGCCGCCAGCTGGCTCCGGGCGCTGCTGCAACTGCCCGTTCGCGATCATGGGCCCCAGCGCGCGCTCGAGCGAGACGACTTCTTCTTCGCCAAAGCGCTCCGGCCACATCAACTCACCAGCAACTGTGCGCGGATCCTTCCATCCGATCTGAGTTACGAATGATCGGTCGGGCTCATAGCGCATCGGGATCATCAAGTGGCACCACTCGCCGGTATTTTTCTCCAAAATGTGGCCGCTGATGTCATTCTCGGCTAGGCGCTGTTGAATGACGATAAATGCGCCTGTTTTTGGGTCATTCAAGCGTGTTGAAGCGACCGAATCCCACCAATCGGTCGTTGCTTTGATCGATGCGTCGGAAAAAGCCTCGTTTGCGGCGTTTAAATCATCGCCGACTAGAATTTGCGCGCCTTCGCCTGTCGTTGCGCCATCGACTGAGGTGATTAATCTCTCGCCGCCTTTGCTATTTGTGAAGCGCGACTTCGTATTCTGGTCGGAAACTAACGCAAATCTATTTCCCCATCTCTCCTGATACCAATTCGATTCGATCAAGCGCCTACATTTCACCGAATCGCGCAGTGAAAGCTGATTTGCGTACGAAGAGTACAAAAATGGCACACCAGGACCACTTACTGGAGTGATGCGCGGCTGCGCCCAGCACCAGGGAAGCAACGCGACGGAAACGAGTCCTGATTTCGAGCAGCGCGGGCTGATGTTGATCAAAAGTTTGCGAATTTCACCGTCGACCACCGCTTGCAAGTGTTCCGCTACGGCATCAATGGCCCACGAATCGACCCACGGCGCCGAATCTATAAACGGCCATGCGGCTTTGTAGAACTCGTAAAGACTATCCTGACAATCCGCCGCGTCTAGATCCAAAAGTTGGCGTTTCGGATCGATCCCGCTTAAGTCAAAGTCTTGGAGCATGCCTCCGAGCATAGCCGAGCGGGCTGCGGCACGCCAGAATAGCCGTCTTTGCGATGAATCGCATTCCAAAGCGTTCGCAGTGAGCAGCCCATCTTATGCGCCATGCACTTCGCGGGCGGCTGCTTGTTGCGGCCTTTGATCGCGTACCAGGCGTCGATGATCGAGACTTGATCTTGGGTTAGGATGCGGCGGCGGGTCAAGGGTTGGAGTTTCCGTCGTTCGCTATTATCTTGCCGTCCAGGTCGTATCCAGACAGACGCAACACCCAATAGCCGTCGGGTCTTCGCACCCATTCACCAAACTTTATCGACACGCCTTCAGAGTTTTCTACCTCGACGAAGCGTCCGGGTTCATGGCTAGGAGGCCCATCGAATACGATATCAATGTAGCTCACTCAATCACCGCCTCATCCTCAGGATCACCGTCGCCGCCGTTCTGCACCCGTTCGATCATGGCTCTAAGCGTCTGGCGCTCAGCAAATGTCAGCTTACTCGAATCGATAACCGGTGCTTTATTCCGCGCATCATCCAACTCCACCTGCTTCTTCGGCGGCTTCCACTCATCCCCTGCGCGGCGCTCAAGTATCGCCATGCCGACCTTCGCGGCGTTTGGATCCGTATCCGATATCGCCTTGCGATTCATATTCGCCGCGATGGCGGAGAGAATCTCAGCGGCTCCTAATTCGTAATCGTCGGCGTAGTGGCTCGTCAGCACGCCGACCGTGATACCCAATTGCTTCGCTGCGAGCGCCTTAGATAACCCGAGTTCGCCGGCCAAGCGCACAAATCTTTGGTAAATCGGTGAGGGATGCTCCCCCGCCGTCCTCAGCAACTCGATTCGATCCTGGTGGGCTTTCTCGGACTCTTCAAGGCGCGATTTCACCCACAGGGTGATGGCTTCGCGTTTGTCGTCGGGGAGGTTGGGGAGGTCGTCAGCCATGGCGACCTATGCATCGTCTGCACGCAGGTCCATAACTATGCCGATTAAATGGTGGGTCTTCATCGGGAACCCAGTACCACCAATGCCACTTTTTAGTCATAATCCCGCAAACTGTCTTCATGCTTCCATGACGCAAGCGATGAATTATCAAACTAGATGGCCCCATCGCCCACTTGCTGATCATGCTTGCTTAAACGGCACCTTTGCCATCTCCGCGATCTCTAAAAAATAATCCTTGTCGATGACGATGAATATTCGATCACCAATATGCAATTCACGCGTGTGATTTAGTGGCATTTCAACTAAATCTTTTTTTACTTCTTCATTTAACCCTAAATCCCACGTTGGCTTCCCGTCAGTATGCCTCCAGTGCGTAGGCGCAAAGCTACCGAGGTGGCCTAACGGCCACTCAGCAAACCAGTCGAACCGATTATGCTTCTTCACCCATTGACATCGGACTTCTGGGCCATCAAGTTTACCGCGGTTCATTTCCCACTTGATTTCCACCCAAGTTCCATCCTTGGGCGCTGATTCAATAGGCTGCCAATCGCGACTCATCCGTCGAGCGCCTGCGGCCGCGTCGGATCTTCGGGCTCCTCGAATACCTCATCCAGCGCCGCATAAACGATGCTATGCACGACATCGCGAATAGCCTCAACGACGTGCGTGACATCGCCGCCGCCTTCGCGCCACTCGACTAGCGTGCGCGCTAGTTGGCAGTTGACGCAGATGCCGTCTTTGTCGTCGTGCGGGTCGGAGGCGTCGCGGTCGGTCATGACTCGCGTGCCTTTGACCATAGTTTAATTGTTAATGGCGGAAACTTGCTCGCGATAAGAAATATCACGGACATCAAAATACACCATCCATTATTACTGACAATGCCAGCCGCCAGCCAAACATGGCAGAGAATGCCGCATTCCTGATCGTAGCTCATTCTTTTTCCCTCAGTGGCATCGCGATATCATAGTTTCCTGGGCCGCGGCCGACGCTCCGAGCCCACTTCCCGCGCCGCTCAAGCAGCCCGCGGATGTACTCGCCGAGCTTCTCGCCGGACTCCCATGCTTCCACTTGAAGCTCGGACTTCAGGCGCGGCGTCACGGTGAATGCTATCGTTGCGGTGCGGTCGCTAGGCATGGGTGGCAGAGTCGGCATC